TCAATCGAACCCTTATTTAAGGACTTACAACCTGGTTGAAGGAAGAAAGGTGTATTCTCAAGCATGAGTGTGATACGAGCAAGCATCTCACGAGCTGTTGCACCTTTGTTTGCTAGTACTGCAATTGTTTTCTCTGGATTAAATAATGCAAACCACAAGAGATATGCTACCGAGGAAATAGATTTACCGGACTGACGACATGCCAATACGATCGAAAATCTATTTTCACCAAAGTGTTGAAACATCTTCTCCTGATATGGATACAGGTCAAACGGAACTAGACCCTTATCTAGATGAATAACTTTGAGATACTTCTTAGCAAAATACGCAGGATCTTTCATGCATCTTGCATATTCGTTAATCTGATCTTGTGTCCATTGTTGTTGGACACCGTCACGCTTAACGTTAGGATTACCTAAGTAGCCTTCGGTATTATTGATTATCGGCATCTATCTCTAACTCTTTCATTTTATTCTGTAACATTCGCTGTACATCTGAAGTAGTTCCTAGATATACGTTATTCTGCGTCATGTTATTTGGAAGAGCCGGATTATCTGCCTTTTTAACGTCTTTCTTTTGTTTTTGCAGAGCCATTAACTTGTCTGCAATTTCGGCGTTTTGTTTTAACATATTTGACAAAACTTCAAAGGCACGGGGATGCTCAGACTCTCTAGCCAGTTCTAACATAAGATCAATTGCTTCTTGACCCTTGTCAGCTAGATTATAATACTGCGATCTTGCAAAATCATAATCGTCTTCTATATCATCCTTGCTCATAATCTACCTCATGGTGTAATTTGGTTGTCATCAGTAGTATCTATACCAGTCTCCGTTGATAGTGTTGAGGAGTCACCTTCTGCAACAACCTCTTCAATAAAGCCATAAGTTTCAGCATTATCAACATTCATATCAACTGCAGTAGTAAGGATCATGCCTTGGCTACCGACTCCTGTATAGAACTTAACGCGTGCTTCAAAATCTAATGTATAGACAATCGCACGACGGGTTTCAAAATCACCTTCATAGTCATCGTTCATTGCAACACTCTGAAGGGTAATAGGTACATCTGATTTGACATTCATCTCAGGAACATCATTAACAGTAATAGTATAATCTGGCTGGAAATAAGGAAGGATCTGTTCTAAGATCTGTAAGGCATCATCCTGATTCTTCGCAATAATATTTAATTGTAATCCAATACGATACGGAATAGGACCACGAATAGTCTTATACTTAGTTGAATCGTCTGGATCTTGAACTTTAATTACGTTGTTCTTTGATGTTGCAATAGATGAATCATACTGCAAGAATGTAATCTCAAAGGACATACGAGGTAATTTGATTGCTAGTTTAGTATCATCTAGCGATGTTCTCTCGGTAACACGTGCCAAGAACTTTTGACGTGGACCATAGGCTAGAGGTACTTTAATAGTCTGAAGTATTTTGTCATTTGCATCTTTCTTCTTTACTTCAAGATTATTGAATAGTGTGCCAAATGCTGACACCATTCTGCGTATAGATGCGTGATAAAAATGATCACCAAACATTACGGTTCTCCAAATGGATTGGATTCTGAGAAGTCAATGATTGACTCTCCTTCAACTTCAAAGTCTGAATTATCTGCATAAACGTCATTCGATAATCCATCGTCTATATCTGCTGCGCTAATAATCCAAGAAGCTGCTGAGTCAGTACCAACAATACGTCTTGTTAAGTCTGCGCTGAACATACGGTCTGATCCATCAGATGATGTGACTGCCACAACTTTCAATGTCGCTGAATTGCCAGACGGATCTGGAGTGTATTCTGCAACTTCGGCAGTAACGTATAGAGTATTAGTAGTTGTTACACCACCAACAGTTGTATCGTATGTCAAACCAGTATCCTGTGTGACTGTCTCACCAGGTATAAAGTCACCTGAACCAGATGAAAGACTGATAACAGTCTGAGTAGAGAATCTCTCTTGAATAGAATCGAGATCTCGTACACCAGTTTCGAATTCTTCTTGATTGTACTCGAACAACTCACATTGTAACTTATATGTTGGTAAATTATTTAACTGATAGAACGGTTGTTCGTGTTCTACAAATCTGATTTCAAATAATGCATTTGAAAGCGGGAGATAAATTAAGTCACCTTCCGAAGGTCTAACGTTATTAATTGAGTTATTCCAGATACCAACTAGTTGTTCCCAACGACGTCTTGAAACAACGAATGTTGCTTGGTCTCTGATCTCTACACCAAATTTAGATAATAGATCACCTTCACCAGCGAATCCATCGACGGTTTCAATATACATTTCGATTGCATAAGCATCTGTGAACTTAGAATAATCTTCGTTCAGGATCTCATCTTGCGCGATGAGCTGACGCGGAATGTATAACACATCTTGACCATACATCTTCAAAGATTCAATAACTAGATCTTCGTATAGGTGTTGTTCCGGTCTGTGCTTAGGTGAAAAATATACGTTAGTAGCCACAGCTTACCCCACATAAAAGTCAGGTGGCATCTCATAGTTGAGTTGCATCTGCTCTTCAATTTGTTGAATCTCTTCTCGAGCTTCTCCAATAATCTGTTGGGAATTAATAGTAACTCCGCCCGGAAGCTGCATACCCTCAAACTTGGATAAATTCTGTCCCCATTGTAGTTTGACTAGTGCTGTAACATATCTCTTCAAGAACATATCATTATAAACATCTGTATAAGTGTCTGGATCAATAATACTGTAACAATCAACAATAACATAGTCACCTTCTCTGATATCAACACCCCAATCGGCATCAATCATCAATCTATTTAGGTGACGATTAAATCTTGTTCTTTCTGTACCATTGAGTACAAGATCCATAGTAGACATATAGGACTGAATGGCAGCATAGTTAGATAAGTTACCAGTCATGGATCTTAAATCAAAGATGTCATTTAGATGAATCTGATACCTTGCATCGAACATATTAATACTACTATTCTCCTCGGTCAGAGGAAAAATACGTTGTACCGAGATAATATTATCCGGGATAGTAATATATTCGTTTGAAATATCAGTAGCAGTTACTTGATGCTTTCTATATGTTTTAATAATAGCATCACTGTGATATTCTTGATAGTATTGCAAAGCCTCATCGACGCGGTCTTCAAGCTGATCCTCGTCCACGTTAACTTCAATAACCGGAGCGCCAAGCTTTCTCAATGCGTAGTCAATAAGACCTTGTCTAGAAGATGGATTTGCCATAAAAAAATAGTCCTACGAAATTAATTCCTATAGGACTATTTATATGTTTTTAAAGTTCTAGTTTACTCTACTATTTTATTATTCCACCAATTTGTAAGATACATAGTTAATTCTTCGTCAGACATAATAGAATTATCTGTATTAACGTGTCGTTCTTGTGAACCTTCCCTATTTTGTTCTGCTATTCCTCTAGCAATAAATTGTTCTAATGTTAATACTGTAATTGCATCTGTAGGAATATAATAATCTAAATCATCTTCTTCGGGTACTAACGCAATTTGTGAATTATGATTAGTAAAATATCCACCATCTAAAATATAACTTGGCTTAATTTTATTACCATTATCATCTAAAATAAATTTGTATTCTACTATTCTCATATTATTTCACCCATACCCAACCATCTTCATGCCATATTTGATCCGGATTCCATCTATGTGCACTGCAATTGCCTGTTCTTCCACTATAATAGTTATTAGTATGACAGCCAATACCTATAGCAGCATCATTACTCGAACAATCGCCTTCGTTATTCATTTGAAGACCCCAACGACATTGATGTTCTGTTCCGTTTAAACTGATATTAAAACCTGCGGTATTACAATTTGGTTGATTATCCCAGTTACTTGTTGACGCACCGGTGGCGCTATTTTGCCAATTTAAAAATTCAGATCTACTTCTATCAGAGCTTGTTGCTGAACCGGTCATACACGACTTTAATGTTCTATTAACAACAGAACCACCAGCAGATTCATTTAAGTAGTTTCCTACTGATCCCATAGAAAATCTAACACCAGCAGTAATTGTATATTCATAATACAGTCGACTTACTGCATCAGCTGCACTAGTATTAGCGCAAGAACTTTCATTAACAGGACTTGTTGTTGTAAAGTTACTTCCATCATATCTAAAGTTACTATCAAACGAGCTATTAATTTTCATGGCAAGCATATAACCACCCCACGACATCATACAATATGTTAATACTGTACCAGAAGATGTGTTGATGTAATATGCTCCATCACTTGCACTTGGTTGCTCAGCAAGAATAGCAACCGCAGATGAAGCTGGATTTGCACTAGTTCCTAATAGGTGCTGTACTGTAGTCGTAATAGAACTAGATGTTAAGTTATCGTTATTAGTAACACTGATTGTTACTGTTAAATTATGACTAGCATTGTAGTAAGCAGAAGGAACAGCAAAGCTTAAACTTGTATCGCTAGATGCCTGAGCATTTATATGTGCATCTGAAATACCTGAGGCAGATAAATTAACAACGCATGCATCTGTTAAGAATCCTGTGCCGGTTAATGTTCTATTCTGTGAAGAACCACCGGCAATAGTTGAATCGATACTTGATAAAGTTACAGGACGTCCAATAATAGTAGTTGATACAACATTCGATAATTGTGAATCACTGTTTCTAACTTGAATATTTACGGTTGCTCCAACTCCAGCAGATAAAGTACCGCTAGGAACAGGTACACTCGCAGTGTTACCATTTGAAGGAGTAACTATTGTGGTATATGTATTACCTTCTGCTGTGAATAAAACTTCTAGATTACTGGCTAAGAAATTTGTACCAGTTAGAGTTACTGTAGAAGAAGTTTCTTTTGTTATTGTTCCAGCAAAATTAGTAATACTAGGAACCTGTGGAGATACTTTTAAAAATGCTGCTTCTGTATCATTATATACCATTAAAAGTTCATTTGCGGTGTCATACCATAAGTCACCTTCTTCTGGATTACTTGGAGCGGTATCACTTTTTTCTACGCCACTGTTATTAGCAATGGCATTATCGACATAAGTCTGAGTTGCTTTATTTGCAACATCGTTTAAGATAGCATTTGTGGATGCATCGAGTTTTGCGCCAGTAATAGATCCATCAGATATTTCATTGACAGTAACTTCACCTGCAGCTTCAATGCTACGTAACGGTGAGTTAGTATGGAATGCTCTGTGTGTTAACTTTCTTGGCATGTCTTATTCCTATTATAACTGATAGCGGATAACTACAATACCAGAACCGCCATTACCACCAGCACCTGTAGCGCCAGATCCTCCGCCGCCGGCACCTAAATTCACACCGCCGTTGCCCGCATTTGTTGATCCACTTGAACCATTTCCACCACCACCAGATCCGCCTGATCCAGGATTTCCACTATTGTATTCACCGCCACCGCCGCCACCAGCATAAGTAACAGATGAACCTGTTATAGAAGATGATGCACCGCTACCACCGTTGCCACCAGAATTGGTACCACCACCACCGGAACTACCTTTACCGCCGCCGCCTCCAGCGCCCCATGGAGCATTTCCACCAGAGCCACTTGATAACTCACCAGTACCACCATTATTTCCTTGACCAGATGTACCAGATCCACCGGAGTGACCAAGGCCTGCACCAGATCCTCCACCAGATCCACCATTGCCGCCATTAACACCACCTGCGGTTGATCCGTATCCTCCTCCGACAGTAGTGACTACTGAACCTATAGAAGAAACAGCACCAGAAGTGCCGCTTTCATACACATTTCCGGATCCTCCAACTCCTCCTGAGCCAACTGAAACAGCATAAGAACCATTTAGCGATGTTGAACCAGTAAGCATTCCACCAGCTCCTCCACCACCGGATGCCCATTGCGCAGCGGATCCTCCGCCGCCGCCTCCGGCTACAACTAAGTATTCTACGCTTAATGTCTCATTTTCGGTATTGAATGTATCTGACGATGTGAAGGTATGAATACGATAACCTCCAGACGTAGTTATCGTACCACCTGATGGCAAAGCAACAATTGTTTTTGTTAAAGAATTTGATTGCGCACTGTCGTCGTTGGTAACTTTAATTGTAACAACAGTTCCGCCATTTTGTCCGTATACACCAGCCGGTATCGCAACCGTTGCTGTGGTACCGTTAGTTGGCGTTACAGTTACATCATAGTCGGTGCCACCAGCAGTAAATGTAACAGTTAAATTAGTAGTTAAAAAATTTGTACCAGTAAGTGTTAAATTACCGGCCTGATCTTTATTAATATCTCCAGATACACCGGTCAAAGTTGGAATCGCAGCAGATACTTTTAAGTAAGAAGTGCCATTAGCTGAATACAAGCTGTTGTTTGATGTATTAAACCAAAGAAGACCTGCAGTTTTATCAGTAGGTTCAGTTCCAGATTTTACTAATGTTGCCTTAGTTGCCAACGAGTTGGTAACCGTCGTAGCAAAGTTCTCGTCATCACCCAACGCAGCGGCAAGTTCATTTAACGTATCTAATGCACCAGGCGCACCGTCAGTAATACTAGACGTGATGTCTGTTGTAACTGCAGCGTCTAAACCTGATGATGTAATCTTACGTTGAGCCATTTAGTTATACCTTAATTTCGGTCACTGTCATGTATTGGCGATAAGTACCAGGATAACCTGGGCTACCTTGGTCGCTGTATGATTGCATAGAAGTACCAACGTTAATTGTAGCAGTACTTTCATGAGCAAGTTGTGCTGTATACGTAACAGAAGATGTAGTTCCTACGTTTTCGTCGT